GCTGCAACACACCCAACAGTTGCTGTTCAAAGAGGTGTCTTAGGTTCTACTAAGGCAACACACTCTGATGGTGCAGAAGCGAGAGTCTATAGAGGAGCACTCAATATTGTTGGTAACGATGTACACTTCATCGATCCACCCAAAGGAAATACAAGAGCGGCAAGAAATGAATCTAATCTGCCATATGTCAAGGCAGAATTCTCTGGAAGAACTTTCCTGAGATCAAATTATGAAAAGAATATGCTGTTCGACGATGTTTCGGATAGTTTCACTGGAGTTGGTAAGACTTATACTCTTACAACCTCTGGTTTGAATACAACTGGTGTTGGTATTGGTAGTGGAATTCTGTTCATTAACGGAGTATTCCAGACGCCATCCACACTTAATAATGCTGGCAATAACTATGAGTTTGAACAAGATACAACTGCAGGAATCTCCAGTGTAGTATTTACGGGTATTACATCAGTTGATGGATCATATATTCAATCTGAATCTGATATCAACCAGAATCAATTACCAAGAGGTGGTCAAATTGTATCTCTGGGTTCAACACCTGGTCTTGGATATGCACCTTTGGTTGGTGCTAAGTTCATTGCAGAAACAAATTCATCTGGTGCAATCACAGGTGTTGTGGGTGTAAACACATTTATCAATCCAGTTGCAATTACAACAGCACACTATGATAAGATCAGTGGCATCCTTGAAGTAGAAACTTCAGATTCTCACAACTTAAAAGGTGGTGAAAGAGTAAGACTGGTTGGTTTACATTTCACTTGCACTCCAGCATATAGTGGTGTAACTACAACTATCTTCCCTGATCATAATAGATCTCTTGACATCGAAAATATTATTGATGGAACAAAACTGAATGTACAAGTTGGTCCTAGCACCATTACCCACCATTATCTCAAGGGTGGTGAAGTATTCAAACACTTTGATTTGAATGTTGGTTCTGGATACAGACATCCAGTTTCAATTGGTGTTACTGATCTTGCATTCGTTCATAAGTTTGTTCGTTCTGTTTCCGATAGTGTTTCATCTAAGAGAGCAATCGGCATTGATATAACAGCACCAAATAATAATGTTTACAACGCAACAGGTAATGATAGAACTGGAGATGTTTCAGGTAATAATCAAACCATTACAGTTGCTGTTGGTGATACCTTAACATTCAATCTAAATTATGGTGCTGGACAGCATCCATTCCACATTAGAGATAGTGCTGGTGGTTCTGATGTATCTTCACCTGCTGCCACTAATAATGGTGCTGTTGGTGGAAGCACAGTTATCTGGACACCAAATACTCCAGGAACTTATGTTTATCAGTGTGATAGTCATCCAGCGATGCTTGGTACCATTGTTGTTACTGCTGCTGCAACTCATACACCATCCAAAGCAACTTATACTTCTAGAACTGGTGTTCTGAGACTTACTGTTGCTAATCACGGATTGACATCTAGCGATACAATCAGAATTGCTGATGATGGTTTGATCTTTACTTGTGATCAAGATCAGTTCTTTACTGAACACCCATATCCAAGATCAACTGATCCAGCATCTGGTCAAGATCTAACAATTACTTCAGTAACCACAAATACTATTACAGTAAACGTTGGTCCAGGTGGTGGAGCAGGTACTGGTGCTGCAATTGAAGCAGTTGTTGGTGCTGGTGGAACACTTGCACTGAATGTTACATCTGCTGGAACTGGATATGTAAATCCAAGAATTGTAATTCCTGAACCAGTTTATGAAAATATGGAAGTTGTTGGTGTTTCCAGACTTGGTGTTGGAGCAACAACAGAAACTGGAAGAAACGTTCTTGTCAATCTGACCATTGCACAGACAACTGAAAAGGCACTTGGTGATAGATTCTTTGATGCTGCAAATCTGATTGAAGCAAACACAGCACTGATTGCTGATGTTGCTTACGGAAGAATGTTGGCTCAGTTCCCATCATATACTCCACCAGCAGGAACTAACGGTCAAGATTGTAAGGATGATATTGTTGATGTTCTTGAATCTGTTGCATACAACCTCAAGTACGGTGGAAATGACTATACTGTAGATGCAGCAAATCTTTATATTACTGGAGCACACGTTTCTGGTGAAGAGCAAGAAACTGCATATGCCTTCAATCAGGCAAGGGATCTGGCAGTTCAGGCAATGAGAAATGAGGCAATGACCACCGGTGGTTATAGCACCAGAACTCAGGTATTTGATCTTTCAGTTACTTATGATACCACTAAGCATACCCCAACTAATGTTGCATATACTGCTTCTTCTGGTATCACTACAATCACCGTTCCAAATCACGGATTCTCTAATGGTGATCAAATCAAATTGAGAACTAATTCGATTGTATTCAAGTGTGATAAGGATAATTATGCTACCGAGCATAGATATCCTCGCCCAACTGATCCTGCCGCAGATACTTTCTTAACCATAAGCAATGTAACTACAAATACGTTTAGAGTTAATGTTGGAGCGTCTCCAGTTGGTGAACAATATAATCACGTATTTGTAAGTTCTGAACTTGCTTCTGTTGAGCGTAAGTTGTCTTCCACAACTACACCCGCACAATGTGCAAACGTTCAATCTGCAATTCATACACTAGTTGGTATTGTTACAACTGCCGTTGTATCCTCAAGTATTCCACCAAGAACTGTAGCACCAGGTGCTCAGTACAGTGTTGATTCATTCAAACTTGTTAGAAATGGATATGATTTCCGCCCAGGAGACATTGTTAAGGTTGTTGGTCTTGTAACTGCAAAGGATTTTGCACAACCAACATCTGAGTTCCAAATTGAAATTACACAAACTTTCAATGACTTCTTCTCTGCCTGGTCCTTTGGTGAGATGGATTATATTGATAGCGTTGCTGGATTCCAAGATGGAAAGAGACAAAGATTCCCAATTTACTATGTCGGTGAACTTCTGAGTTTTGAACTGGATAACAATTCTCCACTCTCGGCAGCAATTGATCTTGATGCAGTTCTTGTAATTTTTGTGAACGGTGTTCTTCAAACTCCTGGAAGAGCATATACATTTACTGGAGGTTCTTCTTTCATCTTTACAGAACCACCACAACCTCAAGATAAGGTTGATATCTTCTTCTATGTTGGACAAGATGGTGTTGATGTTACTAAGATTGAAGTTAAAGAAACAATCAAGAAAGGTGATGACATTTTTATGAACAGACATCCTGTATTTACAGATGCTGTTAGAGACCTTTATGATAGACAACTTCGCAATAGAACTATTGCTGATATTTTAGGATCAGATCTTATTGAAACCGATATCTATACTGGTCCTGGAATCAATGATGTTGACTTCAGACCATTTGACTGGACAAAACAAAAAGTTGATAAGTTTGTTAAGGGCGATCTTGTTTCTAAGGCAAGGGATATTCTTGAAGCAAGAATCTTCCCAACAGCAAAGATCATTGGTGATGTTACACCAACTTCATCCGAAATCTTTGTCGATAATATTCAGTTCTTCAACTATGAGGAAGAGGTTTATACTCACCCAACTTTCAGCAATCTCTTTGATACCCTCGATGCTGTAATTATTGATAGTACAGAACCAGTTGCTGCTGGATTTACTGCCACTGTTTCTGCTGGTGGAACAATTTCTGCGATAACAGTTACAAATCCAGGTGCAGGATATACTGCATCTCTGCCAGTTAAATTCTCTGCACCTAAGACTATTGGTGTTGGAATTGGAACTACCGCAACTGGAACTGCTGTTGTTGGTGCGGGTGGTACTATTGCATCCGTTACCATTACAAATCCAGGTCTTGGATATTCCCAAACAAATCCACCACATGCAATTATTGAAGTTGCTGGTCCCATTAAGGAAGAAATTAAAAAAGCAACTAATATTCAGGGATTCTCCGGAATCATTACTGGAATTTCGACAACAACAGGAACTGGTGGACATCCACTTGCACTGAAGATTAACTTCCGCGCACTTAAGGATTACACTGTTGGTGGTGAAGCACAACTTGCTTCTGATGCACTTGATTTGGTCGCTGGATATCCAATTGTGGTTTATGACACCAAAGTTGGAACTGGTGTAACTTCAGTATTCGGCAATAATAATGATGTTGTTGCTATCGGTAACACATTCCTTGATAATGTTTATGTTGTTAGCCAGAAATCATTTGAAAATGGACCTGATGCTGAACTTATTTTGAATATTCATAGCGATAGTCCTGTTGTTGGTATTGCAACTACAGGTTCATTTGAGGACAATCAGGCAGGTGCAGCAACAACTGCTCTTGGATACCTTTCTTGGGGTAGAATATATAATTATGATGCACGAGAAGGCGGTGTTTCTATTGGTGTAACTGGACTTACTGTTGATGCAGGATTATCTACTTTCCCAGTTCTTCAAAGAAGAGGAAATCTTGGATTCGATAAAACTGGTGCAATTAGATCCAATAAACCAATTGTTAATTCTGCAGATATAGTTGCAGATAATCAATTGCCATTCTACGGTAATTGATACCTTTCGTTATAAGCTATAAATATATAAAAAACGATAACGATGTCAGCGATTGTTACTGATCAATTTAGAATTCTGAATGCCAGTAATTTTGTGGACTCTATTGAGTCCAACTCTTATTACATTACTCTTGGTTTGGCAAATCCAGTAGCTGCTGGATACGGTAGAACCAGCGATTGGAATACTAATCCACCATCACCAACAGATAATCTTTCGTATGCTGGTCATACGGGAGATACAATTCTGTTTGGAAAGAAAATCACTTCTGCTAATGTTAGAAGGATTGTTAGGAGGATTGACTGGACGGCAGGAACTAAGTATGAAATCTATAGAGATGATTACAGTGTTCAAAATAGAGCACCAATAACAAACGCTGCTCGTTTGTATGATGCAAATTATTATGTAATGAATGAAGACTACAGAGTCTACATTTGTATTGAAAATGGTTCAAGTGGAACAAATCCAAAAGGAAATGTTTCGCAGGATCAACCAACATTTACTGATTTGGAACCATCCAGAGCAGGTGATAGTGGAGATGGTTATATTTGGAAATATCTTTTCACTATTAGTCCTAGTGATATCATCAAGTTTGATTCTACAGATTATATCACAGTTCCTAACAACTGGGATACATCATCAGATGCCCAAATTAGAGCAATGAGAGAATCTGGAGATTCTACTGTTAATCAGAATCAAATCAAAACAGTTTATATTGATGATGCTGGAGGCAGTTATGCTAACGGTCTTGGGCAAGAGATGAATATCATCGGTGATGGAGAAGGTGGAAAGGTTAGAGTTGATGTTGAAGGTGGAAAAATTACAAATACAGTTGTAGTTTCTGGTGGTAAAAATTACAGTTATGCACTTGTAGATCTTGGATCAATCAATTCAAACACCACTTCTACCCCTGCACATTTGATTCCTATCATTCCTCCATCTAGGGGTCATGGGCACGACATCTATAAAGAACTTGGAACTGATAGAGTTTTAGTTTATGCAAGATTTGATGATTCTACAAAGGATTTCCCAGTAGATACAAGTTTTGCTCAGGTATCAATTGTGAAGAATCCAACTGCTGTTGGAACTTCAAATACCTTTACTGATAACAATTTCAATGGGTTGTCAGCATTCAAATTTAGCAATATTACAGGAACCCCTAAAGTTGGTGAAAAAATTGAGCAGACTGTTCAAAACGGCACTGCAAAAGCATTTGGATATGTTGCTTCATTTGATACGGAAACCAAAGTTCTCAAGTATTTCACTGATAGATCTTTGTTCTATAATCAAACTACAAAAGATCAGCAAGATTATACTGGCATTTCAACAAATGGCAGACCATATGCCTTTGAATCTTCATCCAATCTGATTAGTGGTCAAACATCCTCATTTACTGGGGCGATTGACACTGCATTTGCAGGCATTGCTACAAATCCAACTGGAGTTAAGCAAATTAATCTGGGTGTAAGTTTCACAGCAGGGATGGCAGTTCCTGAAATAAATAAAGGATCAGGGGAAGTTATCTACCTTGACAACAGAGCTAGCATTGCTAGAAACGCTCGTCAAAAAGAAGACATCAAAGTTATACTGGAATTCTAAACAATGTCACAGAAGACAAACCTAAATGTAAGCCCTTATTATGACGATTTTGATAAGGCTGATAATTTTTACAGGGTTCTTTTTAAACCTGGATATCCTGTTCAGGCAAGAGAACTAACAGGTCTTCAATCTATCCTGCAGAATCAGGTAGAATCCTTTGGCAGTCATATGTTCAAAGAGGGTTCTATGGTAATCCCTGGTGGGGTTACTGCAGATGATCAATTTACCACTGTAAAGGTAAATCCAGATCACCTTGGTATTGACATTACGGTTTATCTTGATGCTATTGTTGCACTTAATAATGGTAGAGGTGCAAAAGTTAAGGGAGAAACTTCTGGAGTTGTAGGTACCATTAAGGGATACTTACTGCCTCCTAGTGAAGGTGTAGAAGAAATAACTTTGTTTGTTAAGTACCGTGATGGTGCTAGCGATGGCGAAACTGTAGAATTTGCTGATGGAGAAGTCCTTATTCTACAAGAGAATGTTTCTTATGGAAACACTACTCTCAATATTGGCGATACTGTCATCACCACACTTTCTGTAAATTCAACCGCGACTGGTTTTGCTGTTGGTGTTGCTGAAGGTGTTTACTTCATCAGGGGAACATTTGTTGATGTTCCAACATCTCAAATCGTCTTAGATCCATATACTAACAATGTATCTTACAGAGTTGGTTTTGATATCTTAGAAGAGATTGTTGATGCTAGTGAAGATGATAGACTGAATGATAATGCAAAAGGATTTACTAACTATGCAGCACCTGGTGCTGATAGATTAAAAATTAGTGTACGTCTCACCAAAAAGCAATTAGACGACACTGAAGATACTTCATTTGTAGAACTTCTTAAAGTTCGTGATGGTGTAATCAAAAAACTGCAGAATAAGTCTAACTATAATCTCATCAAAGATTATATGGCAGAAAGGACTTATGAAGAGTCAGGTAATTATGCCCTTGATCCTTTCATCGTTGATTGCGTCAATACTCTCAATAATGAGACTGGAAACGGTGGTCTCTTTAGAGAAGATGAACTAACTGATGATGGAAATAAACCATCAAACGATTTGATGGCATATAGAGTTTCTGCAGGAACTGCATATGTAAAAGGATATGATATTGATCTAGTAGGATCAACTGTAAAAGATATTGATAAACCAAGAGATACTAAAAAAGTTGAAGCTTCAAGAGTTCCTTTTGCATTAGGAAGTCTTCTTCGTGTAAATAACGTTCACGGTATTCCATCTATTAGATTGGGAGGAACTGCTGCTGGTGGTAATACTAGCGCAAACATCGTTTCTCTCATGTCTAGAAGAAGGGATGGTGAAAATAATGGTGGAACCGTTGATGGAACTGGTCAGGGAGAAGCAATCGGTCAGGCAAGAGTTTATTGGTTTGGTCTTTCCGATGATCGCTATAAGAATGCAGCAACTGAGTGGGATCTATACTTATTCGATATTCAAACATATACTAAACTTACATTAGCAAATACATATTCCTCGGGTGATGTTCCTGATGGATCACTTGTAAGAGGTATGGCGAGTGGTGCAACTGGATTTATTGAGTCTAGAAGCAGTAATACATATACACTCTCACAAACTGCTGGAACTTTCTTAGAAGGTGAATCAGTTATTATTAATGATATGCAGAAATTTAAATCTGCAATCAACACTAAAGGTATAAGGGTATATACAACCGATGATATCAAAGGTGTCTTCCAAGATGCAAACATATTGGACACATCTCTGAAGAAAAAGTTCTGTGCAGATAGTGTTCTTCATCCAAGACCTCTTGCTGATTTTGCAACCACCGATTTACTTTCTATCAGTGGATCAGGTGCTACTAGAACAGGAAAAGTTGCTGGAAGATTCTTTGCTGCAGTGCATGGTATTCACGATGATGCGATTATTCGTTATTTTCCATCTGGTGCAGAGCAACCAAGTTTCGCAAGAATTTCGGATGTTAGGGATCGTGAACTAAGTCTTGTAGCAACCACTTCAATTGAAGATGTTTGTGTAGGAACTATTTCAAATACAACTGGTTCAGGATCAATTTTCCAAGTGATGGTTCCACAGATCCTGAACTTTGGACAAGGTGGTCTCTATACAGAATTACCCGAACCAGATATTTCATCTGTAGATTTTGCAACATCAGAACTTACTGTTACTTATCAGTTGACAGAACAATCTACTGATGGTAATGGTGAGTTGTCATTCACCACAGCAGATGTTATTGGTGCCAATGCAGGTATTAGTAGTGTATTCTTTGAAACTTTCGATGCTGAAAGATATGCTGTTGTTTACAATAGTGGTTCTCCCGCACCTCTGGATCTGGGTCAGGTAACTCTTGATGAAAATGCAGGAAAGGTCACTATTACTAATCTTGTAGCCAGTCAAACCAGCAATGTGACAGTTCTCGCTACTATGAAGAAGCGAAATGTTACACATAAGTCGAAAGATTATATCAGATCTACTATCACCAACGTAACTAGAACTCTTGATGGTTCAAGATTTTCTGTTGGTTTGACAACCAGCACATATTATGGAACCAGAGTTCAAGATGATGAAATTTCTCTGGAATATCCAGATGTTGCTAACGTTCGTGCAATTTATGAATCTACAGATTCTAACGCACCAGTTCTCGATAGAATAACACTTGCAACAGGTTTATCACTTGATCAAACTGCAATTGTTGGTGAAAAGATTATTGGTGAAGATAGCAGAGCGGTTGGACAAATTGTAAGTTTGGGTGCGAATACTGTTGATTATGTCCCACTTAACACAGATGAATTCCAAGTAGGTGAAGTTCTTAAGTTTAAGGAATCTGCAATTTCTTCAGTCATTCAACAGACCAGACCAGGAAGTTATGTTGATAGAACTGCCAACTACAGACTTGATACTGGCAATCGTCATCAATTCTGCGATTACTCCAGAATTGTAAGGAGAAAGGGACAACCAATTCCTTCTCGCAAATTAATGATCATCTTTGATCGTTACAAAGTTGCATCTGGCAATTCTGGTGATGTATTTACTGTGAATTCCTATACCCAAGATAGGTACACTAGTGATATTCCAACATTACCAAATGGTGTTCGTACAACAGATATTATTGATTTTAGACCAAGAGTTCTTCCTTGGAGTGAAGTTACTGGTAATGCAACTATGTCTCCTTTTGCTTTTGATAGCAGAAGATATGAGTCAAACGTACAATATGTTGTAAAACCAGGTGAGTCTTCTTTCCTTGGATATGAATATTATCTTGGAAGAATTGACTTAGTTGCAATTAATCGTATAGGTGAAGTTGAAATTGTCAGAGGTGAATCTTCTAGATTCCCACAACCACCAGTACTTGCCGATGATGCGATGGAAATCGCACAAATTCAACTTCCACCATATCTGTATAATCCAGTTTCCGAACCAAAAATTCTTCTGAGAGATAACAGAAGATTCACAATGCGTGATATCGGAAAACTTGAAGATAGAATTGAAAATCTGGAAGATCTGACCAGTCTAACAATGTTAGAACTGAATGCAAAAACAATTGAAGTTACTGATGCAAATGGTTTAGATAGATTCAAAACTGGATTTGTTGTTAGTGATTTCAGAGATAAGTCCATTATGGATCCAGCACTCTCTACACTCGATATTTCTAAAGCAGAGGCAACTGCAATTGCTCCAGTAGATTTCTGGTCAATGAATGCTCAGTTAGCATTAGATCCAGGTATTGATCCATCTAAGGCAGATTTAACTCAGAATCTGAAATTACAAGATCCAAATATTCAAAAATCAGGAGATCTCTTAACTCTTAAATATGAAGAAGTTGAATATTTAAATCAACCACATGCAACTAATGTTGAAAATGTAAACCCATTCAATGTTATTGTTTTTGTTGGTGGTGTTGTTCTCGATCCAGCATCTGATAACTGGGTAAGAACAATTTACATCAATGACCATAGAACTGATTCAACTGGTGCTGAGTGGAAGCAAGAAGCAAAAACCACCAGAGATGTTGATAGAAAGTCTAGAGTTGAAACCTACAGAAAAGGTGGTAGAAGAAATGAAAGACGCCAAAGAACAGTCACTACTACAACTGTTACTACCACAACTAAGTATACACCAAAACTCAAAGGACCTGCTAGAGAATTTGATTATGTTGAAGATGTAAAAGTATCAGGTGAAGCAGATCCTTGGATGCGCTCAAGAAACGTATACTTTAATGCAAATGGTTTGAGACCATTTACAAAACACTATCATTATCTCGATAGTCAGCAAGTTGATGTTGTACCAAAACTTTGTGAAATTGAAATGCAATCAGGTACCTTCACGGTATTTGAAGATGCTGATATTTTCACACCAAATGGTACAAAGATTGGTTTCATTAGAGTTCAAAGACCTAATCACAAGTTTGGTGATACATCAAGACCAGACATTGGTGCTGGTTTAGGTTCTCCTGCAGTCCTTGTTGAAGAATATCAAGTTGATCCTTATGATCGTTCAAGACCTGGTCCTGGTAAATCATACTCACCAACATCTAAACTGATCAACTTTGGTGTTAGATCTTTAGCAAATCTGGAGAAATATTATGGATATGTTTTCAAAGGATGTAAAGTTGTTGGTAAGAGTAGTGGTGCAGTAGCAACAATTACCAGAGCAGAATTAGTTTCTGACAACTGGGGTGATATTGTTGCAAACTTCTTCTTCAGAAATCCAAACTCTAAACCTGCCCCTGCAGTTAGAGTTAAGAGTGGAACCAAAACTGTTAAGGTCACTGCAGTTCCACCTGGTGTAACTCCACTCCCAGGATCTACAGTATTTGCTTCTGAAGCAATTGGAACATATAGTGGTTCAGGAACAATTCTGACACAAGAAACAAAACGTGTTTCTGTTAGAAATCCACCCAAACCAAGAAATAAGAAAACTGAAGTTAATGTTAAGACATTTACGAAGGCAGTACATAGAGACCCACTTGCACAGTCTTTCACTGTTACAGAACCAGAAGGTATTTTCTTAACCTCTGTTGATCTGTTCTTTGCAACTAAAGATCCTGGTGCAAAAATCTTTGTTGAAATTAGAACTGTTGAACTTGGTACACCAACTGGATTCCTTGTTCAAGACTATGCACAAATTGCCTTAAATCCTGAAAATATTAATATCAATGAGGCAAACCCATTTGAACCAGTAGCAACAAACGTTAAGTTTGAATCTCCAATTTATCTTGAGGGTAATGACACTGAATATGCAATTGTTATCTTATCTCCAGCATCTGATGGATATGAGATGTGGACAGCAACAATGGGCAAAAAGACTGTTAGAACAACATCTCTTCCCGATGTTCAGAACGTTGTTGTTACTAAGCAATACATTGGTGGATCACTGTTCAAATCACAGAACGGAACAATCTGGACTGCATCTCAGTTCCAAGATTTGACCTTCAAGATTAACAAAGCAAAGTTTGTTTCTTCTGGAACAGTTAACTTCTTCAATAATGATATCTTACCAAAAGGTGATAACGCTGCTGCACTGGAAAACAACCCAGTTGAAGGTCTTCCTAGAAAGTTGAAACTACCTGTAACTGGCATTACTGCAAATGAAATTGCTAAACTTCTGCCTGGCGTAAAAGTTGGACAGGGTGCAGTATCTGTAGCACCTACAACAGAAGGTATTACTGGATTCATTGAAGCAACTGGTGGACCTATTGCTGCAACAGGAACTGGAAATGTTTCAATTGCAAGTAGTGGTGCGGGTTATAAAGAGGGAACTTACACTAATGTTACCTTGTTCCCAATCTCAGGACAAGGATCTGGAGCACAAGCAACAATCACAGTTGATGCATCAGGTGGTGTTACTGGTGTAAACATCACTAATGTTGGAACTGGATATCGTGATGGTGAAGTTGTTGGAGTTACTTCTGCTCTTGGTGGTGGTGGAAGTGGTGCAAGAATTGCTGTTATTGACCACAATAACACTTTCGATACTCTTTATATGACCAATGTTAAGGGTGAAAATTATACCCAGGGTGAAGCACTAGTTTATTACACAGAACCTGAAAATCACCTGACAAGAACTGCACTTACATCTGGTGCAAATGTTGGCACTAACGGATCTGCAATTTATGATGAAAAATATACTGGAAATCTGTTACGTGTTAAGCAACATAATCACGCACACCACGGTGGTAATAATGTTATTGAAATCGTTGATGTAAAACCAGATAGTAAGAGAACTGAACTCTCTGCAGCATTTGGTCTTACTGATACCACAGTTTCAATTGCTAACACTTCAATCTTTGCTGTTGGTGAAGGTATTTCAACCAGCAGAGGATATGCATTGCTAAACAATGAAGTTGTTTCCTACAGTGCAATCACAGAAGGTGCTGCTGGTGCAGGAACTTTGAGTATTGATGGAAGAGCACTAAATGGCACTGTAAAAGTTGCACACGAATCGGGTGCTTCAATTCAACCATATGAGGTCAATGGTGTTTCTCTGATGAGAATCAACACAACCCACACTATTCCTGCAACATATTACAACTCCGAAAGTTCTAATCTTGACAACTACTTCTTAGAGATTGATAGAACTGCTCCTACTACTAGAACAAGTGGTGATGCTCTTCTAAACTTTGCTTCACAGAAGGGATTTGGTGGATCTGAAATTGGGGTCTCCCAAAACTATCAGTTTAGTGTAATTGAACCATTGTTTAATGTTATTACTCCAGGAAAAGGAACTGCAGTGAAGAGTTTCATTAGAACTATTTCTGGAACAAGTGCTGGTGGAACTGAAGTTTCATTCCAAGATCAAGGATTTGAACCAATTACTCTGAACAAAGCATCTAAGTTCCCAACTACAAGAATGGTTGCTTCTAAAGCAAACGAACTTGCAAGATTGACTACACTGCCTCGCAACAAATCTCTCACATTAAGAGTTGAATTTACTAGCGAGAATGAGAATGTATCTCCAGTTATGGATTTACAGAATGCTACATTTGTTCTTGGAAGAAACAAATCCAACCAACCAGTTGATGATTATGTAAATGATTCTAGAACAAATCAAATTGAAAATGATCCACACGGAGCAGTATTTGTAACAAAAGCAATTTCTCTTGGACAGGAAGCAACCAGTTTGAGAGTTATCATTGCTGCCAATAGACCAGAAGGTGCTGATTTCAGAGTCTTCTATCAATTGTTCAGACCAGATTCTTCAGAAATTCCTCAAAAGTTTGTACCATTCCCAGGTTATGATAATATGAGAGATACTGATGGTGATGGATTTGGTGATTTTGTCATCAATCCTGATAAGAATAGTGGAAGAGCAGATGCATTTGTTCCTGAAGATGTCACTGGTGGATTCTCAGAGTATCAATTCTCTGCAAATAATTTGGAACCATTTGCAGCATTCTCAATCAAAGTTGTTCTTTCATCCACAAATGAAGCAGCACCAGTTTCATTGAAAGACTTCAGATGTATCGCACTTGCTTGATATGGAAAAAGATGATTTAATTAAAGTTGAAGGTGAACAGAATCTTTTCAGAGATCGTAATACCGGCGCTATCATTAACACTGATACCGCTGGTTATAATCGATATATGAAGATGAAGCAAAGGAAACAGACAGAGAGAGAAGAACTTGATACACTAAAGAAGGATATTGAAGAAATCAAAACTCTACTAAGGGAGATTACAAATGGATCCAAATGAAATTACACTAGAGAATCTTTCCAAAAGTTTTGAATATACAAAGCTTGCAAATGAGATTGATTCTTGTGATGACAGGGATATGTTGAAGGATATTGCAAAATCTTACGCAAAACTATATCTTAAGCAACAAGAGGTAGTAGGTAGATTGGGACTTCAAGGAATATAAATATTTCTACATCCTGATCTGTATATCATAAATGGCTGAAATTAAAGTCAGAGTAGGTCAACAACCGGCAGTAAAAGTTATATCTTCTCTTGCAGGTGCCCAGGGTCTCTCTTTGGCAGAACTCAGTGATGTTAGTGCTTCTAACTTGCAGAATGGTATGGTGCTTGTCTATAACAGCAGCATCAGAAAATGGGAAGCAACTCTTACCCTGACGCCAGGCGCAACGCAGAATTTAGACATCAACGGAGGAAATTTCTGACATGGCAAGTATTATTAGGATTAAAAGATCCTCAGGTACTAGCAAACCAGCCAGTTTACAATGGGGCGAATTCGGTTACGTAACTGGTATTGGTAGTTACGGAGGAACCAATCAATATAAGGATAGAATTTTCCTTGGAGATGATGGTACTAACGCCAACCCAGTTGGTGGTTTCTACTATACCTCAATGATGGAGCACACTCCTGGAAATATTCCAGCAGCGTCCCATAACTCAAGAAATACTGACAGAGGTGTTGTTGCCATCATGGCACCAGCAACAAACTCTGGTTTGGGTGGTGCAGAATCACTTAAGGTTGATCAGTGGAACGTCGACAACCTAAGGATAGATACAAACACTATCTCATCTACCGATACTGATGGGGACATCATTCTCGATCCACACGGATCTGGAGAAGTTGTCATTCCCGACGATACTTTCCTCACTTTCGGTGATGATAAAGATGCAAAGATTGAATATGATGAAAATGGTACTAATGCCATTCAAGTAACAGGTGCTAACTGGACTTACCAAACTCAAGTAAACATTACTGGTGATAATGGTTTAGAAGTTGGTAACATTGGTATTTCTTCTAATGTTATTGCAACCAGAGCAGGTGGTGGTAATGAACTTTTTATTGATCCATATCCAGATGGACTGAGCAATGAAGGTAAGGTTATCATCAAAGGTGACCTTCAAGTTGACGGTACTACAACAACTGTCAACTCAACAACATCAACATTAAATGATGCAATCTTCCACCTAGGTGATGTAACCAGCACCAGAACGGTGATGGCAGAGCATACTAGCGGAACTAATGTAATTACTTTAGATTCCGTTGTTGGCATCAACACTGGTGACATCATTGCTCACGGAAGCATTCCTTCAAATACTTCAGTTACTGCATATAATACAGGAACTAAAGTTGTTACGATGTCAGCAAACTCAACTGCTGGTATAACTACAACTTCACAGGTTACTATCACCCACGCATATGATAGTAACACTGATAGAGGTATTTCTTTCTCCTACAACACAAGTAGTGGAACTGCAAATAACAAAGATGGTTTCTTTGGTTTTGATGATAGTTCTATTGCTGATAGTGCTGCTGATGCAGACAACCACGGCACTCACGCTGATGATAGCAGAAGATGGACCTATGTCCCTGATGCAACTATTTCAAATAGTTTGGTAACAGGAACCAAAGGTTTCCTGGATATCAAAGGTATCTATTATCAATCTGGCGACTTTGCAACTGGTGGTGTTGTATTCTTCGATGACACTGGTCTTCAAAGATCAACCAATGCTGTTGCATCTCCAGTAATCACCTCTAAGCAGATTCTAACTGCTATCACTAAGAATACTTTAACTCTTGGTGCAAATATAACTGCAGCAACTGGTGACATCATCAGACAAGATAGTACCGGTGCATATGGTGTTGTTGAATCTGGTGTTACCAATAGCAGCACTGTTAACTTGATTGGTGTTGAGGGAATATTTAATACTTCTAATAACTTGAGAAAGGAAGGTTCTGCAGGATCTGTTGCTAATCTTGCTTCAGTTCCTAGTGCAGTTGCTGTAATATATACTAATAAGCCCCACTGGACTTCAACAATGGATGGGGGTACATTCTGAGGTAATTAATGGAAAATCAAAGTGAAGTGGATGTTAATGTTCTCATTAAAATATATAATTCTAAATTAGCAGCAGTATCAAACCAAAATGTTCTTCTTGAGGCAAAGTTAGCAACTATGTCTCAAGATTTTCAAGAACAAATGGATGCTTTGCTTCAAGAAAATGCAGACCTCAAGGCACAATTAGAAGGTTAATATGGCAAAACCATCAACTAGGCAAGGACTAATCGATTATTGCTTGCGTCAACTTGGTGCTCCAGTGTTGGAAATCAACGTGGATGATGATCAGATTGACGATCTAGTTGATGATGCGATTCAATACTTCAATGAACGTCATTTTGATGGCGTTGAAAAGATGTATCTCAAATATGAGATAACTCAAGATGACATTGATAGAGGAACTGCCGCTTCTTCTGCAGGATCAAATACAACAGATCCAAAAGCGGGTGTTGGTGTAACTGTTACAACAGGGACCTCCACAATAGTTGGAACAGCAACTACCTTTAGTTTTTACGAAAATTCAAATTATATTCAAGTTCCAGACTCTGTTATTGGAGTTGAAAAAATATTTAAGTTTGATACTAGTAGCATTTCTGGAGGAATGTTTAGTATTAAGTATCAACTGTTTCTGAATGATTTGTATTACTTCAACTCTGTTGAGTTGTTGCAATATGCGATGACTAAGACTTATCTTGAGGATATTGATTTTTTACTTACCCCAGATAAGCAAGTAAGATTTAATAAGAGACAAGATAGATTATATTTGGATATTGACTGGGGATCTCAAACTGCAGGAGAGTTTATTATTCTTGAATGTTATAGGGCGTTAGATCCAGCATCATTCTCGCAGATTTATAACGATAGTTTCATAAAACCATATCTCACGGCACTAATCAAACGCCAATGGGGAAGAAACTTAAGTAAGTTCAGAGGAGTAAAACTCCCCGGCGGTCTTGAAATGAATGGTGATGGCATTCTGCAGCAGGCAGAACAAGAACTGGCAGACATCAAAGCAAGGATGTCCTCAGAGTATGAACTTCCTCCCCTCGACTTTATTGGATAATGGCACTAAATCCGTTCTTTCTTCAAGGGACTGCATCTGAACAAAGATTAGTCCAAGATCTGATAAACGAGCACCTAGCAATGCATGGTGTTGAGGTAACTTATATACCAAGGAAATACGTCAATAAGAAAACTATTATCGAAGAAGTTCAAACTTCAAAATTTGATGATAACTTTGCCATTGAAGCATATGTAAATACTTTTGATGGATATGGTGGTGCTGGCGATATTTTAACTAAGTTTGGAGTCAGTATTCGTGACGAACTGATTCTTACTATCTCAAAAGAAAGATTTGAAGATTTTATTGCCCCATTTATGGCAGGGCAAGATGATGGAACAGATAATTCTATTTTACCAACTCCAACTCGTCCTAGAGAAGGAGATCTTGTATATTTTCCATTAGGTCAAAGATTATTTGAAGTAAAATTTGTTGAGCACGAAGATCCCTTCTATCAGTTGGGTAAAAATTATGTGTATCAACTTAAGTGTGAACTCTTTGAATATGAAGATGAAATCATTGACACAACTATTGAAGCGATTGATACTCAAATTGAAGATGTTGGATTTATCACTCAACTTCAATTAATTGGTATAGGTAGAACTGCCACAGCAACTGCATCTATTCAAGGTACTGTGGTTAGTGGATACATCCAAGAAATTTTCTTAAATAATGATGGTTCTGGATACACATCAGTACCGACTATTGGTATAAGTAGTTCACCAACAGGTCAGGTTGGAGATAACGCAACTGCCGTTGGATTTATCACTACTAAAGGTGGCGTAACAGGTGTTGAAAAGATTTTACTAACAAATGCTGGTGCAGGATATACAGTTGCACCAACGATTACTATTTCTGGTGGTGGAGGAACTGGTGCAGCCGCTACTTGTAGACTTGTTACTTCTGGTCAGGGTGTTATTAAATTCCTTATTACAGATAGTGGTGTTGGATATGGAACTGCACCAACAGTAACAATCGCTGGTCCATCAGCAAGTGGTATTGCACATACTGCTGTTGGTATTGCATCCATTGGGCGTGATGGAAATTCAAACGTTCTTAAAGCAATATATGTTGAAAACGCAGGTAGAGGGTATAGTTCTAATCCACAAGTTACTATTGCAGATCCAGAAACTCTTGCGGGTCTTGGAACATATTTCTTCAATGAAATAGTAATTGGATCTAGATCTGGAACTTATGCAAGAGTTAAGGAATGGGATCAAGATACTAAAATTCTTAAGATTTCTAATGTTGGAATCGGAACAACACAAACAAGATTCCAAAGAGGAGAAAGTATCGTTGGTCAAGAATCTGGCGCATCATATCCAGTTCAAGAATATAGACACGAAGACTTATATGATAAATATACCGAGAATGATGAATTTGAAGTCCAAGCAGACGAGATACTAGACTTCACTGAACGAAATCCATTTGGGACATTTTAATGCTAGGTACATATTATTATCACGAAATTATTAGAAAAACTATCATTGGATTTGGAACACTATTCAATGATATTCACATCCGCCATACTGGCGAAGGTGGAACTAATCACAGTGAAATAAAAGTACCTCTTGCATATGGACCCAGTCAAAAGTTTTTAGCAAGAATCCAACAGCAGGCAGATTTGAACAAGGCAGTTCAAATTACAATGCCAAGAATGTCATTTGAAATGACAAATATCAGTTATGATGCAACCAGAAAATCAAGTTTAGTTCAAACATTTAAAGCTTGTTCTGATGGAAGCAAGGCAAAGAAAGTGTTTATGCCTGTTCCATATAATATTGGATTTGAACTGAATATTCTTTCAAAACTGAATGATGATTCTCTTCAGATTTTGGAACAGATCTTACCATATTTTCAACCACATTTCAATTTAACAATTGATTTAGTTGATTCAATCGGTGAAAAAAGAGATATTCCAATTATTTTAGAGAGTATTGGTTTCCAAGATGATTATGAAGGAAACTTCGATACAAGGCGTGCTTTGATACATACATTACAGTTCACAGCAAAAACTTATCTCTTCGGTCCTGTTGCAGACAGCAGCGATGGTCTCATTCGTAAGGTTCAGGTTGATATGTACACCAGTACAGATGTCAAGACTGCTAAGAGAGAAGTAAGGTACACTGTTACACCAACATCTAAAATTGATAGAAATGATGATGGTGTAATTAACGAAGAAGATCACAAGTTGCTTATGCCAGGTGATGATTTTGGTTTCTCTGAAACTACAGAATTCTTCGCAGATTCCAAGAATTTCAGTCCAACCCGTAAAATTGATATCTGATAACAATGAGCGATAGTTATGATTCGATTGATGAAGCACTCAATATTGAAAGTAGTATTGTAGAGTCTCAACCAATAAAACCAGTTCCACC